CGAATGGAAGTCAAAGAAGTGGAGCGATGAGCGCATGCAGACGGCTATAGAATGCTTGTTACGGGAGATTGACCCGGAGTTTCGCCTCAAGACCTCAATCAAAGCGGAGGACATGCCCGAGGGCAAGCCCCCACGATTCCTCATTGCGGACGGCGATGCGGGCCAGGTAATGGCCCTCGCCTCTATCAAGTGCTTCGAAGAATTATTATTCGAGACCAACGAGGAGCACTCAGTAAAGCACGCCTCGAAAAGCGTGGCGATGCAGCGGATACTAGGGGCCATGAAAGTTCCGGCCAAGCGGAAGACCAGAGGCTACACGTTTGTGGAGGGCGACGGCAGTGCGTGGGACACGACGTGTAACCACACTGTCAGGTGCGCCATTGAAAACCCTGTCGTTGAGCACATTGGAGCAGTATTGTGTGAGCTTGGCTTAGTGCCAGAGCAGTGGGTGAGGGCCCACGAGAAGGTGAACAAGGGCCGCACATACAAAGTGTACTTCAAGAGGCTCGGACAGGTTTTCAAAGACGAGATACCTGCCATCCGCAGGTCTGGCCATCGCGGGACGTCGGTGTTGAACTACTGGGTGAACTACGTCATGTGGGTTTGCGCGGTGTTCGACAGTCCTTCGCGGTTCCTGGACCCGAAGGCGCGTGTGGGCACAGACGTCAGTGGGGAAGAAAGGTGGTTTTTCGGAGCGTGGGAAGGCGATGACTCGGGCGTGCAGACCAGCCCAAAGCTGGTAATGGTCACGGACGAAGACAGAGGCGCTCTCCGGAATGGGACGAAAACCTACGACGACCTCACTGATGCGGGTAGACTTGTCACCACCAAGGTGGTCGAGACGTCCGCGAAGGCGCTCGACTTCTGGGACCGGGCCGGTTTCAACATGGTATTCATATTCGCGAAGCAGCGGGCGACAATAGTTGGTATGCACGTCCATTTGGACTCAGATGACCAGGGGAACACCGCACCTTCGGGCCTGTATTGCCCAGAGCTGCCGAGGGGAATAGGGAAGAATCTTTCCTGCTCACCTGCGGCGCTACACATGGTCCGCGACGGATGTCTGAAGGGTTTCAGGCGCATAGCAGCGGCCGCCAATTTGGCGCGTGCCGCGGACTACGCAGGTATCCTTCCGACTGTCAGCCGCAAGTACAAGGAGTATGCCGACCGGCTCGATGCTGGCGACTATGACGACCGCGAGATGTCAATGCACATCTCGGGGGAGGAAGGGCTTTCAGCTACCGGCATACGTGATGAAATAGACTTGCGGAACTCGAAGGTTTCCCCAGACGATGAGAAGGAGACAATGGACAAATTGTGCTACTGTGCGAGTGAAGACGAGCTGGCCCAGTTCAATGGTTACCTGTGGGACTTAGACACGGTGACCGACCATGACGGGTACAGCAGATCTTTGCCTGCCAGCTGGAAAGCTGGCGGAAGCGTCTAGGAGAGGAG